CCAAAATAACTTGAATAATATCCTGCGTTTGCGTCTTGCTCAACTTCAAATTATGCTCAGAAAAAAAGTAATCCGCCAGCACGGTTTCAATTTTCTTAGGGCGCCCGTTTGGGTTTCCTGACTGACCTTTTTTGAATTTACTATGTTCTGGAGTTTCTGGCATAATTTCCCTGTTTAATCCCTGTTTTTTAATTCAAAAGATGCTGTAATTCTGTTTTCAGAGCCACTTGTTAAATTTCCAACATTACGTTTTACATCTCCTTTATGTAGAGTATTTCTTCCATAATGTGTACACGTCCATTCATTTGATTTTTTTAAAGCGTTTATTAAACTTGGTGCTGATGTAGCTATATTAAATCTCCATTTATCTTTTTTGTAAACTGTACCTACTTCATTCAATAATTTTAACCCTATTCCTGCTCCTTGATAATCAGGTAAGATAACTAATCGATGAACTTTTTTTAAATTCTTAACTTTAGGATGTGGAAAATGCAATACACTTAAAAAACCTGCTATATCATCATTAACTGTCGCTATAAATACATTTGCAGTGTTGTTATGTGTATGACTTAAATAATGGTGCTTAGCAAACATTTTCCAAATTGACTTATCTCTTGTTTGGTATATTTCAAATTTAATTTCTGGTCTATTTTTTTTTTGACCCTCAAAACTTTGAAAGGTCATTGTATCTGTATTAAAAATCCAATCAGGTAAGAGCCAATCTTGTACATCAAAATGACAAGTGACTGCAATAAATTGTTTATCTGTTTTCCTTATTGCTTTTTGCATAGCAAAAGAGCCTATTTGTGCAACATTTCTATCCACTACACTTGTAAATTCATCAAATACAAAAAATTTTTGTTCTTCTAAAATTGCACGTGCTAAATCAACTCGCATTTTTTGACCGTTAGATAAAACTGAATAAGGTTTTAACCAACTTGGAGGACTTGAAAAACCAACTGAATTAAATGCCGATGTTATTTGTTCAACACTACACTCTTTTGGCATATCATCCAAAACTGTTTCTGCTGAATAATTATATGAAGTGATGTAAGCGTTTTCAAATAACTGTGTAGCTATTGTTGTTTTTCCTGTTCCGCTTTTACCTACAATCAAACCTATTTGCCATTTTTCAGGGAGCGTAATTTCTCCTTTGAATTGTTCAATAACATTTTCAGATTGTAAATCAAATTTACCAATCACAGAAGCAACTCTAAATGTTTGCTTTGGCTTAACTTCTTTTATAATGTCAAAAGTCGGCATTCGTGTCCTTGTTCAATTAATTTATTATATGTGTTTTCTTGATGCTCCTCATCTTTACAAATAACTTCAATTCTATAAAGATTTTCAATATTACTTGATAAATCATTTTGTTCGTCTTCTAAAAACTGGTCTGCCTCAAACTCAGGCACATCCAATCCCCACGCTTCCAACTCTTCGCCATCCCATTCTTTCAACTGCTCCCAATCCCATTCGCCGAACCCAACGTTATCTTTAATGATAAACTCTCTCTGCTGCTCTTCGGTAAGGTCTGACGCTTTGATGATTGGCACTTCTTTTAAACCTGCCTCCTTGCACGCTTTAAGCCTCATATTGCCGCCCAAAACAATCATGTCATCATTGACTACAATCGGACGTATTTCCAACATCTGAGGGAAGTCTTTAATCGACTGCACCAATTTGTCAAACTTGTCATCTTTGATTACTCGCGGATTGTTTGGGTTTGATTTTACCGTTGATATTTTAACTGATTCAATATTCATTTCTCAGGTGTTTCGATGTATTTATGCTTTCCCATTGTTTTTGAATATTTCGTTATAATCCGAATCTTTCCCACACCACCAAGACTTGATGTTTTCACGTGTTGTTTGCTCTAACCAACACGCTCTGAAATCATAAGTCCAAACAGTTCTTTTGCCTATCCATTCTCCATCTACAATTCTCCAACCGATGTTATTTTTATCTAAGAAAACACCACGTGAATCTTCAATAATACAACGTGCAAAAGCATTGGAAATATCACTCACAAACGATTTGTTTCTTGTAGTAAACAACCCATGCAGGCTGCTGAACATTCCATGTCTGCGTTACCGTTCCATTTAAGCCACAATCCATGCTTGATTTGGCTGTGCTGCTTTGCTCAGTCCAATAGCCTTGATTGCCTTGGATAAACGTAACCTCTCTACATTGACACATTGGTGTTGATGGTGTTTCTTTCTTGCAGGATGCGAGCGCAAATAGTCCCGCAATTAAAATTAGTCTTTTCATTTTATTTAGTTTTATTCTTTGGCGCTGGCTTTGCCTTTGGCGCTTGCTTCACTTCAACTTGTGGCTCAACTTGTGTGCCTTTTTTTAATTTGTCTTTACCGCTCATAGCTTTTAATTTTAGTTTTAAAATCATTTATTATAGTCCATGCGCTACGGTGTGATATATTCAAATATTTTGCTACACCTCGCACTGTCCGTATTCCTTTGTTAACGTATAAATCAAAAAATAGTTTCTCAGATGGCTTGGCTTGTAGTAAGTATTTCGCCAGTGAAAATTCTAAATTTTGTTCATCTTCGCAGTATTCATCACTTTCGATGTCTGCACTCAGCTCATGTTCATTTGCAAATATAGTATTTATTTTATTCGATTGACTGTTTTTCCAACGATATTCTGTGTTTGCTAAATGCTTAATCCAGCTAAGGCTTAGGTCTTTTATGATATGTTTTTTTTCAATGCAAATTAAATACAAGTCTGTTTTGATGCTTTCGCGGTTTGGGCTCTTGCACTTCGACATATTAGCCGCGATTATGGATTCAATTTCTGAATCGTTAACGGTAAAAAAAATGTCGATTGTTTCCTTGTTCACATGGCAAATGTAATTAAAATCCCCTTAACCAGCGTAAAACATTTGTTCGGTACTTAAACATAAAAGCCATTCCGAGCAAACAGCCCATTACAAATGATATAAGGCACAATAGAAATGTTTTACCTGACTGCCTTGTTTCGGTGCGCTCTGTGCGGTTCGTTTGGCGTATATCCGTGCGCTTTGTCCTTGATTGTGTTCGCAGCGTTTTGTTCTCGTCTTTGAGTTGCTTAGTGCGCTCCTTTTCCAATTTCAGTTCGTGGCGAAGTTGGTCGCGTTGTGCCTTGTAGTCGTAGCGAGATTTAGGGTTAATCGTTCGCGTTTGTATGATTGTATCGCGGTACTCGATGCGCTCAATTATGGCTATCGTGTCGCCATCTTGGTAAATGGTGTCGTACGTCTTGAAGGGTATCTGAATTGTATCATTGAACTGGGACCAAAAGTTCGGGTCTTTCTTGTTGATTTTGCCATAGTGCCATGCTGTCGAACACGATGCGAGTATGGCAATTAGGATTATTAGTGTTGTTTTCATTGTGTTATTATTAAATGTTGTATATGCGCTAAATAATAGCGTGTATTTGTTAGTTATAACCAATAGCTACGACATCACCTCCGACAAAACTTTCTGCCAATGACGAATAGTATCTACTGATGTATTGCTTCTACTCATTTCAAGTATCATTGTTTTTAAGTGTATTTCAGCACCAATTTTACCCGAATGATACCCTATTGGTTCTTGTTCAAGTTTTCCTGTCATTGGATTCCAATTTGGTGTATCTATTTGGCTGAACTTTTCAATAAGTTCTTCTGCTTTCTGTTTTATATCTTCCATTTGTTTTTAAATTAAGTTTCTACTCATTAACCGCTACTGGCTATAACAGCACATACACGCTATTTTGCCACGCTCAATACAACGCTCACAGCGTGTATTTGTTAGTTATAAGTCATTTTAAGACGACTTGCTATCAATATGCTTTTGTAATTCAGCATTAATCTTTTTATTGCCTTCAATATCTTCAACCCAAATTGAATACTTACAATGATAGCAAGTATCAAATCTTTTAATTCCTGACCAACCTAAGCCTATTCTTATCTTATGTACTCCGAAGTAGCATAAAAAACGGCTTATAACACGGGTTTGCCGCAAGTTGGGCATTCGTGCTTCTATGTATGTAAGTGCTTTATTTAACATTTGTATTTCAATTTAAAATTTGTACTAATTAATCCCAACCTGACGGCAAGCCCGAAACCGTTATCACTACTCAATAACCAAATTAGGTTTACCCAGCGCATCTCTCACTTCTTGCAAGGTCATTGTGTTAGTTTAATAAGGGGAGTTGTTACGCTCCCCGTTTTTGTTTAAAAAGGCAAATCATCGTTTTCCACGTCCGCGACTGTAAGCCCTCCGCTCGGTGCTTGTTGGTCTTTTTGGTATGGCTCAGAAATCTTAGCGCTAAAGAATTTTTTACCTGCTTTTGAATCTTTAACCCAAAGCGCTATTTGCTTATCCACTCCATCGACATTGATTGTGCCTCGATAATCGGGCTGCGAGCCAGTCTTTTGCTCGTTCTTGAAAATTGCACCAGTATTGGTGTTGTCGTAATTACTCATTGTTTATTGATTTACTTGTTTAATAATTCACTCAAACGCTCCAAATAATAGCTATTAGCCAACTTGTAACGCTCTTTTATTTCATTTTCGAGTTGTGCGTCCCGTTCAAACCAAACCGTTGTTACACGTCTTGATTCGGGTATGTTATCCACATCATGCAATTCGAGGTTGTCCCACGGTTTCAAATAGTCATCATCAAACGGTGTCGAAATCATGCAATAGTCAATAGACGCTTTTGGCTTGTTACACATCATCATGTACGCTCTTAATTGCCATTCATAACCTGCTGCTTTGATTTGCTTTTCGGCATCTTCTTTAAACGCTGGAAACGTATCTAAAGACCAACTTGTTTTAATGTCCCTAATATGGTCAATCGCTACAATGTCAGGTGTGCCGCTTAACCAATCTTCAAAATAGAAACGTTCGGCATTCTTGAAATACATCGCATCGGCTACATTGTTTAATAGTTCTAAACTTACGTGCTCCAACTCCGTACCTTTACGCATCTGAGGTGTTTCAAATCGTGATGAATAACCAAAGACTTCCTGCTTTACCTTGTCTTTAATCCACGACTTTGTGGTTTCAGACAGCAACTCCGATTTTGTTTTCGGGTTTGTCATCATGCTGTGTAACTCGCTTGCCCTAACCTTTAGATTCATCACAGTAAGTTTTATATGCTTGTTCAACATCGGACGTGATTGTGTAAATTTCTTTGATTTGCTCAATCGTTGCCCCTGCTTTGTACGCTTTCTCAAAGTTATCCTGAGTAAACGATTTTTTAGGTGCTATTGGTTTTGGCGCTACCGTTTCAATTCTAAGCGCATCATGTACTTCACCAAATGCTTTTACCTGCTTTACCGTAATTGTAACCTGCTTACCAACCCAATCTTCAATATAGGGCGTGTTTAGCGCTTTGGCAACCGCTCTTACGTTGGTATGGTTCAAAATCATAGGCTTTAATGTTGTGAACTCTAAAACCGCCTCAGACGTGCTTTGCCCTTTATGGTCAACTACTTTGTCAGTCTTTGCGCCTTTGATTGTTAATACCAATTTACCGAACGTTCCATCTTCGTTCATTAAGTCCCATGAACCTAACCAGTTCGGGTCTTTGATTTTTCTAAAATGTGTCTTTTCCATCTTGTTTAGTTTTTGTTTTGGTTAATTAATGTCCCTTAAAGATAGGCTGCGTAAGTACATATGTACGTCTTCAATTCCTAATACTTTTTTAGCCTTAGCCTTTAACGCTTGGTTCTGCGATTCATTGAACGCTAATCGGTAAGCGTGGTTTAGCTTTTCTGATTCGGGCTTTGGATGCCGACCCGCTGTTTTTTTGTTTGCCATTGTTATTTGATTAATTTGTGCGTTATGGATGCGTCCCCCGTTTTGATTTGTTAAACTAACTCTTCAGTTAACTCAATGATTTCATCTTTGCAATCTTCAAGAATCATTAACACAACCTGTTTTTTAAAGTTGCTTAAGGCTCTTGAACCATCTTCTAAATCTGTATAGAAATCCCAAGCCATTGAATCGTTTGTATGCTTTCTCAAAGTGGTCATTTCACCATTGACTTCGATATCAAGAAAATAGTTATAAGAACCAGTAGCTTTTCTTTCCATGCCTACACTTGATAGGTACGCTTGTTCAACTCTGTTTGGCAAACGTTTTGCAACGTTGTTCGTGAAGTTTGCCGTGTTTTGAAATCCTAATGTGATTAATAGTCCTGAATTTGTCATCTTGTTTAGTTTTTTCGCCTTAACTCCGTTGCTAAGACGATACAAAAGTAACTAAATTTTTTAAACAGCAATAAAAAAAGTGAAAATAATTTAATTATTTTTATATCGACTTTACAAATTGATTAAACCACACGTACCAACTATCGAAGTCCTTAGCAATTACATACACGCCTCCCGCTGTTTCTATTGCTTGTTGGTATTCTTTCTGGTATTCGCTTTGACGGTCTTTGCCATATTTGACCTCAATCTTTACGGAGCGCCCTTTGATAGTCGCGCTAATATCCGCGCTTCCTTTTGTCCCAGTTCCTTTTATCCAACTTACGCCACCTATTTGACGTTTTCCTAATACGGTATCGACTGTTTTCGTTTTGTCAATACGTTTGCCCATTGTGTTAATTCTCTCGGCTTGAAAACCGCTAAACGTAAGAAAGTCAATAATTGATTTTGTCAAAGCGTTTGCGCTGTCATCATTGTACTTTTGTACGGGTATGCAATGCTCAGGAAAAGACGGGTTTCTATGCTTTTGCCATGCGTGGTGCATTGCTTGGAGTAGTAGTTTGTTGTCTTTATTCATTTCCTTCAATCTTTTTAACGATATTTATTACTTGTCTTCTTGATATACCTAATAATTCAGCCGCCTTACTACGATTAAATTCAGGGTCTTCTTGGTGCAGCGCTTGTATTTTATCATAGGTGGTCTTAGGCTGCAATATTACTTTTTTGAGGTCGTTTGTTTCGGCACTATCTATTTTGACTTTCTTAGCGTTGTTTACAAAATAGTTGCTTAGCTTTTCGGCTTTCAAAACGCTATCAGCGTCTATGTTAGATACTCCTTTGAAGTCTTCAAAAAACGTCTTAAACACATGAATCAGCAAAGCAAATCGAGGCACATACGATTTCTGTTTTGGGTACATCGACTTTAAATATTGGTTTTCTTCATCGTCGTTTTGATTGTCTGTAATACGGTTAAATATTCGCACCCATTCCTTTTTTGCATCTGAATCAAACTTAACACAAAACGCTTCAATTTCGCCCTCAGGCCTTTGTTGTGAACTCTTTACTT